GGAGGCAGTATATTTTTAAATATTAAAACAAGTGCAGGTTGGGGTGGTTTAAGTTTAACAGCAAGCAGTTATTTAACAGCTAATAATTGGCATCATATAGTAGGCACTTATGATGAAACAGATTTAAAAATTTATGTTGATGGTAATTTAGCAGGCACATTATCTAAAGCTGGGCCAATTACATATAGTTCAAGAGATACAAGAATAGGAAATTTAGAAGGAACTTCTGCATTAAATTTTGATGGTCAAATAAGTAATGTTCAAATATGGAACACAGTACTTCCCGCAACAGGAACAGATTCAATTGAAACACTATACAACAACGGAAGCCCGCTAACAACAGCAATAGCAAGTTCTAACCTAAAAGCGTGGTATAAACTTGATAATACAGAAACTTATTTAACACCAAATTCTTCTCAAACTCAAAATCTATATGAAGGTTGGCTTGTTGAGAATCAAGCTTATCCAGCTTCAATTGACAAAAGTCTACTATTCGGTCTTGGTACTGACGTGAGATATAACGGTTTTTATCTAAGTAATCAACCTGAAATTACTTATTCATTTTGGTGGATGAACGATAATAGTATCAACTCTTGGGATTTAATAGTTGGAAATACACATGGAACTTATTATAATTTTAGAGCTCTGCAAAACAGATCTGGCGCTCCAAATGTATATGGATCTTTAAAAACAAACGACGGGGCTGGTGGTTCTAACACAGCCACTGTTTATTTAGGAAATATAACTACACCAACACCTGGTTGGAGTTTAATTACATACACTTACGATGGGAGTACTCTTAAAGCATATTTAAACGAAACAGAAATTGATTCTGCGTCTATAACAGGGAGTTTATACGATGTTAGTCCTCATGGTATTAATGGCGAAATAGGCATTAGAGATTCAAGTGGTTCTACTCAAGGAATGAGAATTTCAAATCTTATTATATGGAATAAAGGATTAACAGGTCCTGAAGTTTCTACTTTATATAACAATGGCACACCGCTGTTAACTAAAGATTCTATACCACAAGATTCAAGTATGCTTCTTTGGAATACTTTAGAAAACAAAACAGAAACAATTGGAGGTGGATTATATGATAAATCTGAAAACTCTGTAGCTATAAAATATCTAACTCAACCAGATAATATAACTATTTCAACCTCACCTGTGTCTGCACAAAATGGCATTAGTTCAGCAATGACTGAATCTAATTTAGTTAACAATAATGTTTCCGCACTAAATGGTACCAGCGATGGTATGACTACAGCAAACTTAGTTAACTCTGATTTAACTCGTAGTATTCCGTATAGTAGTTATAGTATGTTTTTTGATGGAATTGATGACGTAGTTCAAATAACACGAAGTGCAGATTTAGAACCAGCGAATATTACTGTTTCTTGTTGGGTAAATGTAACTGCTACTGGTAGTCACGCTAATGGTTATTTCGTTAGTAAAATACATACTACTGGTAATTCTGTAAGTTATGGTATATATAAACCAGCTACTCCTACGTTCGTAATTAAAGTAGGTGGAGTTACGAAGTCATCTCCTGCGTATGGCACGGATATACAAGGTCAAGGATGGCATCACTTAGTTGGTACATACGATGGAGCTAATATTAGATTATACGTAAACGGAGTTGAAGTTGGATCAGGTACTGCTGAAACTGGAAGTATAGATTATACAACTGAAGATGCTTATATAGGTTCATTTGAGCCTTCATCGTTAGAAATAGATGGTAATATTTCTAATACCGCAATATTTACTTCGGCTCTTACTCAAGATCAAATATTGACAATATATAACGGTGGTGTTCCAAATAGTATTTCTAATTTATCTCCAGTAGGTTGGTGGAGTTTAGCAGGTGATAGCTATTATAATGGAACAGATTGGATATGTCCAGACTTAGGGAGTGGTGTAAATAATGGAACAAGTAGTGGTATGGGTGGATCAGAACTAGTGGGTGATGCTCCTGGTGGTTCTGCGAACGGAACTGCTACAAACATGGATATCCCAACTAACCTAAAAGGTAATGCACCAAATTCATCTAGCAATGCTTTTTCAGTGAATATGGATACAGCAGATAGAGTTGCGAGTGTTCCTTCGTAAAAAAGAAATTAAACAAGTAAATATATAAATAACAAGTAATTAACAAATAACTTAAACAAGTAAATATATAAATAACAAGTAATTAACAAATAACAATTAAACAATGGCAACAACTTATGCAGTAATTAACTTAGACGATACAAATGCTATTTTGTTCAGTCAAGTAAATCAAAGTTCAGCTCAGACAATGAGAAGGAACTTAGCTAACACGCAAGGTTTACTGTCTTACCAAGTTGAACCTAGTTTTATCACTAATGGTTCTTTAGTACCGGTAAGTACAATGGATCATGATGCAGCGTTAGCGTTAATGGCAACTCCAGAGTGGTCGGATCCAAATCCACCAACTGAGTAAATAAAAAAAACAATCAAATTTAATTAAATGGAAAACAAAATCACAGACGAGCAATTGTCTACAATTAAAGAGCACCAAAACAAAACAAACAACATATTACACCAAGTAGGTTATTTAGAAAGCCAAAAACATGGTTTACTTCATGAACTAGCCGGTGTTAATCAAGATATTGAAGAGTTTAAAAATTCTTTAGAAAAAGAATATGGTGCAATAAATATCGATATTGAGACTGGTACTTATACTAAGATAGAAGAGAATAAAGAAGAGGAAGAAGCAGTAGTAAGTCATGTCTAATGTAATACGTAAAATCAGTATTGGATCTGATTACAAGAACGATGCAATGCATTATTCTTTAGGTCAAGAAGTATACGGTGGTCATAATATATGTGATATAGTTTTTAATGATAAAGATTATTCATATAATATTTATATAACTAAAAATCAAGAAATTCTTCCTTGGAAGAAGTTCAACCGTAATATGGCTATATCAGTGGAATTTGATTTAAAGTATTAATGAAGAATTTATATAGTTTTATTATCAAACCTTTATTCAATAGGTATGATAACGTTAAGCAAGTTGACGAAAATGAACTTATTATTAATACAAGTATTGAAGATCATAAATTTGTAAGTAAAAAAGCAGTTGTAGTTTCCACTCCAGCTGCTTATGATACTGAAATTAAGAAAGACGATATAGTATACGTACATCACAATATTTTCCGTAGATATTACGATATAAGAGGTATAGAGAAAAACTCATCTACATTTTTTAAAGATGATTTATATTTTTGTTCACCAGACCAGATCTATATGTATAATCTTAAACCTCATTTAAACTATTGTTTTGTAAAACCAATATTAAATAAAAACCGTTTAGAGAACCGAAAGGAACAACCTAACTTTGGAATACTAAAGTATGGTAATAGTTCCTTAGATGCTGTAGGAGTAAGACCTGGAGCACTTGTAGTCTTTACTCCATTCTCAGAATTTGAGTTTATTATAGAGGGTGAAAGACTTTATTGTATGAAATCTAATGATATAGCTGTAACGCATGAACACGAAGGAAACGAAAAAGAAAATAATCCAAGCTGGACAGAAAGCAGTGGAAGAGTTAATCAAAGTAGCTAAAGAAAAAATCGTAGACTCAGATGATGATGTTTCAGCTGATAGATTAAAAAATGCAGCAGCTACTAAAAAATTAGCTATATTTGATGCTTTTGAGATACTAACTCGTATTCAAGAAGAAGAGGAAAGATTAAGTGAAAAACCTAAAGAAAAAAAAGAGGAGAGATCTTTTAGAGGTTTTGCTGAAGGGAGGAGTAAGTGAGTTACGAACAAACTTTGTGGAAAGAAATTAAAGATGTTGTAAATCCTAAATATCTTAAAAAGCAAAATAGATTAAAAAAATGGGTGTATGGTTACAATCCAGACTATGATTTTATAGTAATTAGCAAAACTGGAAAAATTGGGCAAATCATTGAGATCCAGAACTTACGTATTGCATTACCAGCAGAAGATGAATGCTTTAAACGAAGCAAAATTAAAGAGGAGCAATACTGGGAGAAACAAGAATACCCAAAAGAATTAAGTAGAATAAAGAGTAGATTTGATTGGGATGAATATCCTAATGAATTTAAAGAGAAATGGTACGATTATATTGACAATGAGTTTAAACGAAGAGATGAAGGATATTGGTTTTGGAACAATAATATTCCTACTTATATTACTGGTACTCATTATATGTACTTGCAATGGTCAAAGATCGACGTTGGAGCACCTGATTATAGAGAAGCAAATAGACTCTTCTTTATATTCTGGGAGGCTTGTAAAGCAGATACCAGATGTTATGGAATGTGCTACCTTAAAAACAGACGGTCTGGTTTCTCCTTTATGTCATCAGCAGAACTTGTTAATCAGGCAACGATATCTAGCGATTCAAGATTTGGTATTCTCTCAAAAACTGGATCTGATGCTAAGAAAATGTTCACAGATAAAGTTGTCCCAATATCCATTAACTATCCGTTTTTCTTCAAGCCGATCCAAGATGGTATGGATCGTCCTAAAACCGAACTGGCATACAGAGTTCCGGCATCTAAACTTACACGTAGAAAACTGGAAACGAACGAACAACTTAGAGAACTTCAAGGATTAGATACTACAATAGATTGGAAAAATACAGGAGACAACTCTTATGATGGTGAGAAATTAAAAATCTTAGCTCATGATGAAAGTGGTAAGTGGGAGAGACCTGATAATATATTAAACAACTGGAGAGTTACAAAAACTACATTGCGATTAGGATCTAGAATCGTAGGTAAGTGTATGATGGGCTCAACTTCAAATGCTTTAGACAAAGGTGGAAACAACTTCAAAAAACTCTGGACAAACAAGTTCGGGACTCTATTCTTTATTCATCCCTATGGAATGGAATTACGAAGGATTCATGGATTCTTTTGGATCACCTGTATTTCTTACGGGAAAAAATCCAGTCATCGGAATCGACAATATCCCAATTACAGTCGGAGTCATCGAACACTGGGAAAACGAAGTTGAAGGATTAAAATCTGATCAAGATAGTTTAAATGAATACTATAGGCAGTTTCCAAGAACAGAGCAACACGCTTTTAGAGATGAAACAAAAAATAGTTTATTTAATTTAACTAGGATATACGAACAAATAGATTATAACG